CACAGGCTGACATCTTCTATCTGGATTCCCGCAGGGAAAAGCCTTTCGTGGGTAACAATGCGTGGCTGAGGACTAAACAAGGATTTATCGACAGTGGCGCAACCTTCGAGATACGCTCAGCCTTGACCATCCAAGAGTTACCCAACCCAACCCCGGATGACCTGTCCGGGGTGCAAGTTGACTATGACAGGGGGAAGATAATCCTTGGATCAAGCAACTACATTGGCGTAGTTGATCGGAAGCTGTATCCGCAGGAGTGGGATGAGCACTATGTGCAGGTTGACTATACTGCTGGATTCACGGAGGCGGCTGGGGTCTACAACGGGGTGCCAAACTGGCTGCAATCAATTGCACTGTCAGTGACAACGGGCACCTACCGAACTGAAAAGGACTGTGGAAAAAAGGGCGGTTGTGTCCAGACTTGTTCCCAACAGGCGGCAAAATACTATTCCAGAATTGCAGACCATATAAGGTTCATCCCGGCAGCCTACGATCCTATGCTATGATCAAGATCATTCTCAATCCCAAGGAATTTTTTCGGGAAGCTCGAAGGCTAGAAAGTAGTATCAATGTGGAGAAGATTGTTGATGCGGCAGCCGCAGGCCAACTGAACCGTGTCAGGACCCGTTTCCTGAATCAGGAGGATACGCAGGGTGGCCGCTGGCCAGAGTCGCACGCTGCCGCCCGTAGGCGGGCTTCTGGGCGTGGTGGCGGCACGTTGTTTGATACCGGGACCCTGTTCCACTCCATAGGGATTGAACGCATTGGCCCCGGTGAGCGGTCCATAGGCACTAATGTTCCATATGCCAAGGAGCATCAGGATGGGCTTCTGGGCAACCCAAAGCGGGAGTTTTTGGGCTTTAGTGCCGAGGACGACAAAGACATATTGAAGACCTCCTCCCTCCTTCTCAGGAGATTAATCAGTCGATGAGTGACTACAATGGCCGATAGAGTGAACTTACACATAGCCGATGTGATGGCGCGGCTTCAGACCATAACCGCAATCTCCAACAAGGTTGTGAGTCTGTATGGTCCTGAGGACATCCTGAAGACTACGGATAAGCTGGATTTTCCGGCGGTTGGGGTGCTGTATTCGGGCATGCGTAGCCTTACGGATTCCACCAAGACCGGGCAGAAGGCATACCTGATGGTTGACATTTTTGTGGCTGGTGATGATTTGTGCAATGACGACGCGCAGACCAATGACGTAAAGCCCGGTATTACGAGTATATTGCAGGATATCAGGAACGCTATGGTGTGCAATACGGCGCCGGGGAATCATACGTGGCAGTTTATGGCTGAGTTTCCCGAACAGCTTACAGAGAAAGAGGTTATCGGATATGTCCAAAGGTGGCGGACGGTCACGGCTATCATGAGCTGAGCTGGTTGTTTTTTCTCAGTGGATATATCATAGTACCGTGTAGATGGCCATTTGTGGCCTACAATTTCATTTAACAGGGAGCAAATAGTCATGGCTAATGCATGTACTTCCAATCAATATTTTTCCGGTCAGGGCGCCCTGCTTCTGGCTTCCCGAGATGTCACAGGAGCTGCTCTGGGCTTTCTCCCCGTTGGCAACGTCTCCGCTTTGACCTTGGGCGTGGACACCACTACTTTTGAACACAAGGAGTCTTGCACCGGTGTTCGGGGCACAGACCTTGAGATTGTGCAAGAGATCAAGGTATCCGCCTCCTTCACGATGGAGTCGCTGAGCAAGGAAAACCTCGCTCTTGCTCTGTTTGGTTCCAGCTCCACCGTAGTAGGCGCCCCCGTCCTTGATGAGCAGATTCCGCTGTATCTTGACAAGTGGATGCCGCTGGCCAACATTAACGTCAGCTCCGTTGTCGTTGGTGATGATGCACTACCTACCACTACCTACGTAGAAGGTACCGACTATCAGGTGAATCTAGCGGCCGGTAGTATCATGGCCCTGACAGGCGGAGCCATCACTGATGGTCAGGTAGTTTTCGTTGATTACACCGCAGGTGGTCATGATGAGGTTGAGGCTGTGGAGACAGGCTCTCCCCCGGAGCGTTGGGCCCGGTTTGAAGGCCTGAATACCGCCAACTCGGACTCACCGGTTGTCGTTGACTTCTATCGGATGTCTATGCAGCCCCTGAAGGAGTTGGCTATGATTACCGATGAGATCAGTCAGATGGATGTCGAGGCGAAGGTTCTGTCCGACGCATTTCGCACCACCGGGTCGAAGTTCTTTTCGATCAAGAAGTAACTTAACATGAGGGGGGCCTTATGGCCACCTATGAGATACGAGAGGTAAGAGAGATGCTGAAAGAGATCATTATCGAGTCACGCAATATCAAGCTGCCGGGCGGCAATTCCATTGATGTCCACGGCTTAACCCTTGAAGACATTACTTCCCTGCTCGGGGCCTTCAAGCCGGAGCTGACCCAGATTTTCAACAGCGGTATGGATATCCCGAACATGACTGGGAAAGCCCCTCTGTTCACGGCCACCGTTATTGCCTTGGCTGTCGGTGAGCCTGAAGAAGTGGACAAGGCTCGCAGACTCCCCTTTGGGGCGCAATTAATTGCACTGGAGGCTGTGTGGGACCTGACCCTTCCGGACGATTCAGCGTTGGGAAAGCTCATAGAGCGGCTTCAGCCGATAGCCGCCCCGTTATTACAGGCGGAGAAGGAATCCGAAAAAAGCCCAAGCACGACCGAGACGGGTGGCAAAGAGACTTCGCAGCAATAGCAGAGCTTCTTATTGCTAACGGCCATCGGTACGGAGATGTGGTTGGCCGGTACCCTATCAGGACCATTTATGGGTTCGCCACTATTTTGGGGAAGAGGGAGAGCATGGATATTCTGAATAACTTCCGCTCTGCTTTGGTAGCGGCCCGTGGTGACCAGAAGTCAGTGCAAAAATTCGAGGACAGATTTGGGGAGTAAGGCCTGATGGCGGAACGTGTTGAAATAATCATTGCGGCAAAGAACCAGTTTTCAAAGGTTTTTGCTGGCGTGCAAGCACAGGTCCGCAACTTTCAACAGGGCGCCCGGCTGAATAGACTCGACCAGCAGGCCGCGCAGGCCAGCAGGAGCATGAAGACGCTTGGGGCCTCCTCTACTGCTACCGGGCGAGCCTTGTCATCCCTGAAAACCCTGATACTCCCGCTGGTAGGCATTACGCTATTCACTAACGCCGTTCGCACTATAGGCCAATTCCAAGAAAAGATGTCTGGGGTGGAGGCCGTAACCGGCGCAACCACTGAACAGATGCAACAGCTAACGGATACTGCCCGTGAGCTGGGGGCCACAACTAGATTCTCAGCAACCGAAGCAGCGGCCGGCATGGAGTTCTTGGGCCGCGCTGGCTTCCGCGCTAATCAAATTGTAGCTGCCATGCCGGGCGTCTTGAACCTTGCCGCGGCCGGGCAGCTTGGTCTGGCAGAAGCTGCTGACATCGCGTCAAACGTATTGCAGGGTTTTGGTGCGTCTGCCGATCAGGCAGACAGGGCGGCAGACATCCTTGCCGCAACCGCGGCGGTGTCGAATACCAATGTGAGCCAATTGGGCCAAGCCATGAGCTTTGTGGCACCGGTCTCGGCTCAGTTGGGCGTCAGTATGGAAGAGACAGCGGCGGCCATCGGCGCATTGTCTAACGCAGGGGTGCAGGGTACTCGGGCTGGTACCAGTCTGCGGAAGGTACTGGCCACGCTGGCGGCCCTTACCGATAAAGAGAAAGCCCAGTTCGAGGCACTGGGAGTCTCCGCTGATCGTTTGAATGTTGAGAGCATTAATCCACTAACAGGGAAAGTTAATACCCTTCAGGATGTGCTCAGAGCTTTGAGTGAGGCGGGCCTGTCTACAGCCCAGAACTTCAAGTTATTTGGGGATCGCGGTGCCATTGGCGCCACTGTGTTGGCGAATGCCGCAAAAGCGGCGGACGAGGATACCACCTCCCTCTCTTCTTTGAATAAAGCAACGGCATCGTCTTCTGGCGAAGCCGATAGACTGGCGACGGTCATGTCCGACAACATCCCGGGCGCTTTCCGTCAGGCGGTCAGTGCATTCAACGAGATGATCCTGACAGTCGGGGATGCAGGGGCAGCCGGGGCTTTGCGTAATCTGTTAGATGGCTTCACGGTGTTTTTCAGGGTATTGTCTGGAGGACAGACCTCCGTCGATGATTTGCTGAGCACCGCCGGGCAGCTTGGTAAGGCCTTCCGTGTAGTGGCTCAGACCCTCGCGGATGTTATAGGGTCTCTGGATTTTGGCCCACCGCTCACCCAAGTGAACTTATTTGCCCTCGCACTGGACGGTGTAGCCGTTGGGGTGGCGAGCATTAAAGATGGATTCTCTTTCATTACCCTGATTATTGCCCGAATAGCCCAAGGCATAAATACCTTTTTGGTAGCCCCGATTGGTGTATTGGTGCAGCAACTCGGGCGAGCAGTATCCTTGTTTGATAAAGACCTTGCGGATGCGATAAACACAGTCGGGCAGGCCATGATCGACTCTTCCCAAGGCCCGAAGATCATAGCCGATGAAATACAAGGCCAGTTTGCCCGTGGAGATACTGCGCTGGCCAGAACTTTGGACCGCATCTCCGGCGTTAATGATGAGTTTGCGAAGACGAAGGAGAAAGTCGCGGATGCAGGGAATGCTGCCGCAGACGCTACTGCAAAGGTTGAGAA